TGATAAGAAATTTTCCAATTTCTATGAATATGAAGTGAAAATCTCTAAATCAGATTTGAAACAAGAATTGAAGAAACCAAAGCACAAAAGTCCTAATGTAAATTATTACTATATTGTAGTTCCTATGAAATTGAAAGCTGAAGCTCTAGAAATTGCGGAGAAGTTAAATCCTAAATATGGCGTTATGTTATATACAGGGAAATTCTTCTCCACAGTTAAAAATGCTAAACGTTTAATTTCTACAGTAGACAACTATCTAGAAAAAGCATTTATGTGGAAATTGACTGGAGATTATGCAACATGGTATGGTGAGATTCAGTTGTATAGAGAGGATAGGCTTAAAACCCTACCGAAAAATTGTAGTTCAAAAGCCCGTAGTGTATATTATAGGCTTTTGAAGAAATATCCGTTATCTGTGGTGCAGAAATTTGAGTATATTGCGAAATCAGATGAAATCAGGTATATTAATCATAGAATCATATTTCAGAAAACACAGGTAAAGGCATCTAGTGCGTACAAATATTCTGGAGGGAAATGGATTGATTATATTATGGCGGAGGTAGAACGATGGTTGCAATCAGAGAAAAGAAGCGTCACTCAGTGGCTCAAGTAGCACGCATTTGTTGTGTTCCCCGAGAGTTGGTGAAGAGTACAGAAGAAGGGAAGGAACATTTTTTAGATTTCCTACCTTGGATAGCTATGGCTTCCTATTATGGCAGAGCAATGTTAAAGGTTCCGTTTACGGTGCATAGATTAGAGATGCCCGTACATGAGGTGTATTCTATGCACTTAAAAAATGGAGAGCCAGTGCAGTATGCCGCAAAAGAAGCATTTAGATTACTAGTAAGGATGGAAGAATGTTAAAGGATATACCGACAAGTAGATTGGAAGAGGTAAACGATGTAGTGGATTTAGTTGGACTAGAAGAGGCTACTCGCATTTGTCGTGTATCTCCTCAGACTATCAAGCGATATACAAGTGAACTAAAGAAACGACAAAGTGATGATGTGGTAATTGGGATTATCGGTGATACACATATCCCATTCTGCCACGAAAGATATTTAGATTTTGTGTATGATACATTTCAGAAATATAAAGTAAATAAAGTAATACATATAGGTGACTTAGTTGATAATCATTGTATTAGCAGACACCAAACAGAGACGAGTGCTATGTCTCCTACTGAAGAATATGAACTAGCGAAAGTAAAAATACGAAGATGGACTGAAGCTTTCCCAGAGGTTACTTTGATGAAAGGTAATCACGATGACATTCCTGCAAGGCAGTTATCATCACTAGGTATTCCAGAGTGTTTCTTGAAGTCGTTTAATGATTTATGGGAATTGCCTGATACATGGGTTGTAAAAGAAGAAATGATATTCAATGATTGTTGGTTTTTCCACGGGGTGGGTAGCACGGGGAAGACGCCAGGATTCAATAGAGCCTTAAATAATCGTATGTCAACTATACAGGGACATGTACATTCAGCGTTTGGTTGTATGTACCATGCAAATCAAAGAGATGTAGTATTTGGGCTAGATGTAGGCTGCGGTATTGATTCAGAGAAATATGCATTTGCATATGGAAAAGCATTTCCAAAGAAACCAATACTAGGCTGTGGGATTGTATTTTCCAATACACAGGCAGTGGCTGTACCGATGGGAAACAAGTATTTTGGGTAGGTAGATTGCATTTATATACCGGTATAGTATATACTTATATTGAATAGAAAATAAACAACAGGAGAAAATAATGATTGCTAAAGTAGTAGGTATGTGTGACGGATATCATACAGAGAGAACATGGGATGAAATTGAAGATTATATTTTTGTGAATAGCTGTGATAAATTAGAAGAGTTAATATTTACAGGATATCCAAATACTCCGTATTCTAGGGTAGAATTACTATTTAGAAATGGAGAATCATTTACTTTTTCATTCAGTGACAGAGTATATATGATGTCAGATGAAGGAAAGACAATTGATTTGCTAAAGTACGATGACAAAAAAGAAAGCAGGTACAGCTAATGAAGCACCAAGAGATTGTAACTAAATTACAAAATGATTCTACTTACTTCTCACAGTTAAAACCACAGCAACAGTTATATATTGCGTACTATTGCACAAATGGGTTTAATCAAGGTGAAGCCGCAAAAGCTACGGGGGCTAAATCAGCTTCTAAATTTGTTAAAAGTGATATTATCAACAAAGCAACTGAAGAGTTTATGAAAGAGATTTTAGTTGACAGACTCTCTTCTCTAGAATCCAGAATACTAGATGTGCTATGGACTAGGGCATTTTATGACCCTTTGGAAATTTTGGATGCCGAGGGGCAACCTAGATTTGATATAAATGATTATAAAGAGGTGCTAGGGAAGAATTCTGTTGTTATTGAAGGGTTTAAACACTATAAATCTAATAAAGACCCAAATATTTCGTGGGTAGAGGTGCAGTTGGCGGATAGAAACAAAGCACTCAAAGAATTATCTACCTACATCGGTATGTCTCATGAAGATGCTTCTGGACCTGCAACGTTTACTGTCAATGTGGAATTGAACAATCCAGCAGAGGGTAAAGTAGTACCGAATATTGTAGAATACAAGAAACCGCAGATTATATAGGAGCACGACATGTCTTTAGATATTAAACTACACCCAAAGCAGTTATCCGCTCTCATATCGCCAGCAAACGAGATTTTGTATGGTGGTGCTGTAGGTGGTGGAAAAGCACTTGCATTAGATACCCCCATCATCACTACAAAAGGATGGAAAACTATTGGTACTATTAAAGTAGGCGATAAAGTCTTTGATGAGCAGGGACTTCCATGCAATGTAATAGCGAAAAGTGAAATAGTAGAGGATAATACATATAGAGTCACATTCGATAGAGGTATTTCAATCGTTTGTGATGGCAGGCATCAGTGGCACACGGTTACTCGAAATGAGCGTCATGTAAGAGGTAATTTAGAGCGTAGGAAAGGCGGAGTGCGAACTACTACCAAAATAGCAGAAACAATTCATGCTGATAACGAACGAGCCAACCACTGTATCCAAACAACTAAACCTCTACAGTTTAAAAAACGTAAGCAATCCGTAGACTCATACTTTTTTGGTATGTGGTTAATCGGTGGATTTTTCTATGATAAAAAGAAAGATATCATGAAGCAATGTATTAGTAGTATTAAATCTGATTTCTCATTGAAGAGATTTGAGGGTGGTATTTACCAAGACCCTAAAAAGATGGCTGAGTTAATGGCTACTACAGGTGTAGATAATAAAAATCCCCATATTCCAGATGAGTTCTTGTATTGCAGTGAAAAGCAACGTAGAGCACTGCTTGCTGGTATGGTGGATGTAGCTGGCACAGTAGATTTCAAGGGTAAAGTAAATTTTTCATTGCAAAATAAGGAATTTGGGAAGCAGTTTCAGTTTCTTATAAACAGTCTAGGTATAAAGTGTAGATTACTCGCTTGGGATTTCCCTACCGCTGCGGCTCCGTGGAGAGTACAGTTTAGGGCAGACAGAGTTATGTTTACTTCCCAGTATAAGAAAGGAAAATTAGATAGGGCTTATCCAGAGTCCAGACCTGTTTATAGGCAATTCTATATTAAAAACGTAGAGAAGATTGAAGATGTACCAAAGCAATGTATTCAGGTGGACAGCCCGAATCACATGTATCTAGCTGGAAAACAGTTAATTCCAACACACAACAGCTATCTGATGCGTGTTGCTAGTATTGTGTGGGCTATGGAGTGCCCCGGACTACAAATATATTTATTCAGATTAACACGAAAAGAACTGGATGATAACCATATGGTAGGTAGCGGTGGGTACTACGAGTTACTCGGTGAGGCAGTCACACAGAAGCATGTCAAAATTAACAAGTCTGACTACAAGATTGAGTTCAAGAATGGTCCCGGAAATTCTTATATGGGCGGAAGCATAATTCATTTATGTCATTGCCAGTACGAGAAAGACAAGTACAATTACAGGGGGGCGGAGTTCGGGGTATTGATGATAGACGAGGCAACATTATTTACACGTTCAAAATATGAATATCTACGAACTAGAGTCCGAATACCCAAAGCGTGGAAACCACCAGAGGCATTTACTAAAGAATGGGGGGAGAAATTCTTTCCACGTATACTGCTAGGGACAAACCCCGGAGGTATCGGACACAATTATTTCAGACGAGACTTCGTAAAAATTGCACCCCCAATGACTATTGTGCAAATGCCAAAAGACAAAGGTGGTATGCTACGTCAGTTTATCCCAGCGGTATTATCCGACAACCCTTCTATCGATAAAGAAGAATATGAGGGCAAGGTACTGGCAGTAGGTAATGAGGCAACAGCACGTATGCTACTTGATGGTGACTGGGATGCAATAGCTGGCGGTATGTTTGATGATGTTTGGGACCCAACTATTCATATGATAGAGCCTTTCGATATCCCAGCTTCATGGTATGTCGATAGAGCATTTGACTGGGGTTCAGCTGTACCATTTAGTGTCGGCTGGTATGCTGAGTCAGATGGTACAGAGATTACTACAAAACTTGGAGAGATTATTACTTATCCAGCAGGTACAATATTTAGGATAGCTGAATGGTACGGGTGGACAGGTGAAGAGGACCAAGGATTAGGGCTTACTGGTTATGAGATTGGGTCTGGTATAAAACAAGTTGAGATAGACAATCCAGTATTCAAGAATATTACGAGGGTACGCCCCGGACCAGCAGATAATCAGATATGGAATAATAATCCAAAGATGGATAGTGCGTATGCTAGTATTGCCCATGAAATGAACGCTGGGTGGTATGGTAAAGAATCGTACAAGCATTTTGATATATTTACAAGGTCAGATAAGACCCAAGGGTCAAATGTACGTGGTTGGGCTAACGTGAGGACTTACTTGAAAAATAGTTTAAAATATCCTATGATAGATAGAAAGAGTGTATTCTTCTTCAATACCTGTGTACATGTTCCTAGAATATTACCTACTATTGAGAGAGATGAGAGTAACATTGAAGAGATTGCTAAAAACCAAGAGGACCATATTATGGATGAGATTAAGTATCGTCTATCTCATGAGAAGCAAATTGTCGGTAAGATTAAAACGAGATTGGGGTAATATATGATTACAGATTATATCAAAGAAAATAATGGAAATGAGTACGTAGCTGGTATTGATTATGTGCATCCTGAATATGAATATTTTGCTCCATTGTGGCAAAAAGCACGTGATGTGATTGCTGGACAAGATGAGATGAAACGTATAGTAAAACGGGAGAAATATCTTCCTAGATTAGGTGGACACACTAGCACGCCAGATGGAAATGCAGACTACAATGCTTTTGTAGGTTACGCTATGCTATACAATGCCACAGGCAGGACTGTAGAGGCTTATAGAGGTTTACTTAACAGAAAGTTGCCTGTAGTCAGCATACCTGAGACAGTGAAAGGTTTAATTAATGATTTTACTATTAAAAGTGAATCTATTTACACATTTATTGAACAGGTAGAGACTGAAATTGTAACGACAAATAGGGTTGGTATTTTTATTGACCATCCTTTCACAGCTAATAAGGCTATGACTAAAGCAGAGGTGACTACGAAAAACATAGCACCATATGCAACCTTATATACAGCTGAGTGCATAACAAACTGGGAAGAGACTCGTACCAATAATAAAATAGTCACTAGCTTAGTAGTCTTGAAAGAGACAGAGTATAGAAGAATTAATTCATTTGCCCCTACGGAAATGGTAACTTATAGAGTATTAGAGTTGGATGGGCAGGGAAAATACAGACAGGTAATACTAGAGCCAGTTGCTACCGGCAATTATGCAGGACAGCAGTTACAATATTCTATAAAACAGATTATTTATCCAAAGAGAAATGGTGAATATTTAACAGAAATTCCTTTTTATCCAGTTACAGCCCAAGGGATTACATGGGAATTGTCTAAATCTGTTATACATGATTTAGTGAATATTAATATTGCACACTATAGAGATACAGCTTTCTATGAAAAAGCTATTGCATGGACAGCTTCTCCGACAGCTGTATTTAGTGGACTTCCAGAGGATACACAAGATGTCGCTATAGGTAGTTCTCAGGCATTAACTATTGCTATGGGTGGAACAGCTAAATATTTAGAGTATGAAGGTAAGGGTTTGCAGGATATTGCAGAGGGACTTACTAAAAAAGAAGAACTTATGGCTATTCTGGGAGCAAAGATTTTAGCAAACACAGCTAATGGAATTGAGTCTGGGGAAGCGGCAATGATACACAGGGCTGGTGAACAGGGCATCTTAGCAGATATTGCAACTACAGTAGGTGGTGCTATTGAGAAAGCTTTACGCTATATCATACACTGGGGTGGTACTAAGGTATCAGATGATAACATTAAAGTTGATATCACCAAGGACTACACACCGACTATAATTGATGCAAACACTATTGTAGCACTGAGTGCTGAATTACAGAAAGGACATATTTCTGATGTTACATATTTTGAAGCACTTAAACGTGGTGAAATTATGGAGCCTACTAGAACAGTAGATGAGGAAAAGAGTCTTATCAAGAAATATAGAAAGGGAACTGTCATGGGTAAGGATGCTACTGTCACTTACTTAGATAAAGATAAGTTTGATGATATATTGGGTAGAGAAGAAGATTTAATTGATATGAAAAAATCAACACCAGCGACAGGAACAGGAACAGGTACAGGCACAACAGAAGGTGCAGTAGATACTGGGGCTGTGAAAGGTATTGATAATAAAGCGAAATAGTCTGCGGAGCAGATTAAAAATATAAATAAGAAATGATAAACCGGAGGTTTAACATGAAGTATGACACAGGTGATGTAAAATCAGTACAGAAGTTTCTAACAGAGATTAAGACAAAGTTCGATGCAGTAAATGCATTGTTACCAGAGGGTTCAGATGCAATGGACTATGATGGGTTTGTGAACTCGTTTTTTAAAGCGAATGATGGCATTCTCAAAAACAGAGATGCACTGAAGCAAGAGAAGATAGAAATTACTGAAACTTATGACACATTTAAGAAAGAACAGACGGAGAAATGGGGGTCTATTGACGAAAATATCCAGACTATGTATAATAACGTTGTTGAGGAACGTGATTCACTGAAGTCAGTTATGAAAGATGGCAAGGTAGATATTGACGAGGTTAATGAGAAACATGCATCAGAGATGAAGCTTCTCGAGACTCGGCTAGGAGAACAGTTTGCCACTGACACAAAAGAACTAACAGATGGAGCAGTAACTTTAACAAGTGAGAGAGATGCTTTTAAGGACAACTACTTTGATGTACTTAAAACAAATACTCTTTCAAGCGAATTAGATAGAATTAAAGTCAATCCAGAGGATAGACAACTTATTATGGATGCAAATGTGAGCAGAGCTACCATTGCACAAGACGATGAAGGCAAATTTAATGTTGTCTTTAAGAATGGGGATGAAGCGGTCAACAGTGATAAATTCTGGGACACTTGGGCTTCTGACGAAAATCATCAGAAATATATCCTTTCAGGAGATAATAATGGTGGTGGTGCAGGCGGTGCTAATAACACAAAACCTGCTAGTGAGAGAGCAAAGTTGCAGGCACAAGCAGATGACGCAACCCTCCCATTGCACAAACAATTACTAGCTATTGAGAAGCTAGGTAAATTAAAAGAATAATATTTTTCATGGAGGAAATATATGGCACAGGTAAGCGGAACAACAACATATTGGAATAGTCCTAATTATGAGGGGAAACTTTGGAATGCTCAACAGGTTCCGGGACAAGGACACATCTCGTCTTTTATTAGCTTGATGGGTGGATTGAATGGTGAGAACATGCGAGTCGTTAGAGATTTCGATTTTGCAATGTCAAATGAATACGATTTTCCAGCACCAGCACAGCCAGCAATTACAGAGACTGATTCTATTACTGCTCCTACAGCA